CCCGCGCGATCACCTGCGTATTAGACACAGGCGGGAGCCTCCTAACGTAATTGCAATACTCGATGCGATTAGGCATTACATTATCACTACACTTAGTGACACAAGAACACGCGAAAACATTAGGATTTTGCACGATTTGTCCTCTTGGTTAGTGTCGTATGCTTACGCACAGTTGCTTTGCTTGGCAGATCAATAGGCTTTATGTCTAGCTCTTTGAGCTTACGTTGTAGCACAATTTCTTCGCCTCTATGTAAGATATGAGTGATGCGAGCAATGCCCACCTTCATCAGCTTTGCGATGGCGCGATACGTCATGCCTTCCTGCCGCCGTTGATACGCAAGCTCGCAGTCGTACTTCTTGAGCCACTCGCTCAGGTCTTCTTCCTTCTCGACGTAAGCGTTGGCGGGGTACGATATCCAACCCTTAGCGACCGCATCATTTACGATCTTCGGAGCTTGATTGAGAAGAGTGATGCGAGCTTGTGTCTCCAAGATGTCAGCCTTAGTGATCTCTCCATCTTGCACCTTCCTACATAGATAATGCTTTGATGCCATATTAGCAGCCAGTGAGACGTTCTAGTTCTTCCTCAAGCTCATAGATACGACGACGCTGGACATTGGTCTCGCGCTCCAGCTTGCGAGCAAAGTGCATTGCCAAGAACACGAGCGACTCGGGGTATTGTTTTTCAATACGTCGAAGCTCTTGATCGCAGCGTGGAGTGTCTGTCTCTGGGTCTTCCCAGAACGTCTCAGTGTTAGTCATGGTGTTAAATGGTTATTGTATATCAGAACGGAATGTCATCTTCGGGACCAATAGGATCTCTAGCACTAACTGTCTTCTGCTTTGGTTCGTTGTGTCGTTGGTCCATATCAACATAATTACCAAGGATCGGACCTTTCTTACCTTCTTGTCTGGCTTGTTTGCTCACTGATTGAACGATCATTCCATCATTGCCGTATTGATCGCGGCCAGACTTGTTTGGGATAAGCGCAACGTCGAGATAAGTTCCAGACTTGCCTTTGAACAGAAACGACTTGTCGATCTTCGTAACGTCAATCTTGCCGATATGCATGGTGTTTGTGGGTGATTTGTACCGTCGCGGGTCAGTTTACAGACTTGGTTTAGACTGTCAACCCATCGTTGGGTTTTAGGTATCTGGAGCAATCTCTCCAAAGCGGCAATACTGTCCGTCGTACCAGAGCTTAACGGCTCCGCATTCACCGTCGCGCTGCTTGGCAATGGCGATGATTGCCTCACCGCACTTCTCTGATCTGTCTCGATTGAGAAGCATTACGAGGTCAGCGTCGCGTTCAATCTGTCCAGAGTCCGCAAGATCGGTGAGCTTGGGTGATCTTCCCTTCTCCTTCTCGTTCTCTCTGTTCAGTTGCGCTAGTGATACCACCGCAACCTTACACTCGGTGGCAATGCTCTTGAGTCGTCCGCTGACCTCTGCGATCTCGTAGGTTCGCTTCTCGGCAGACTTTGAGCCGTGGATCTTTTGCAAATAGTCGATCAACACCAGCTTCACGCCCCACTTACGAACCGCTCGACGAACGGTGGCGGTGATTGCCGCAATGTTGCTTACAGATGAACCAGACACAAAATGGAGAGGACTGGATGCGATCCGTGAGCAAGCGTTGCTCATAGCCTTCATGCCACCTTCAGTCATGTTTCCGGTGCGGATATCCCCCATCGGGACTGAACCGATAGTGGAGACCATGCGACGGACGATTGATTCGTCTGACATCTCCAGCGAGACGAACAGTGTTGGAACTTTCCCAACGACAGCCGCTGCTTGAGCAAAGGCAATCGCCATGGCCGTCTTACCAATGGACGGACGAGCAGCTAGGATCGCCAGTTCTCCAAGCTGGAAACCATCAGTCATTTGGTCCAGCCGATAGAGTCCAGAAGTGATTCCAGACAACTGGCCTTTCCGCTGGAATCTCTCTTGGGTTGCGTCAATGAATCGTCCAACGACTGACTTTGCAGGTTGCAGTGTCTCCTTGGAGGCATCAATGGCGAGTCCCTGTTCGGCATTAGAGACGATTTGATCGACGCTGAGGGTGGAGACAGCGGACTCGCGCAAAAGGCGGTCTCCAGCGATTCGTAGTTGGCGACGGTGAGCGGCTTCAAGAACACCTTTGGCAAACATCGGATAGCTTGCTGGTGATGGAGAAGCTTCCATCGCTTTGTTCCAGACCTCGAAAGGGACAGGCGTTGACGCGAAGACCCGCTTCCACTCCCGCATGACTTCGGTCAGTGCGATTGGCTTAGACTCAGCGACCAGCGACTTCAGCACGTCATAGGTCATTGCCAGAGTCTCGGTTTGGAACGCTGAGGTCTGGATCTCAGCGAACGCATCGGAGCAGGTATCAACCCCGCCGTTGAGGCAACAGCCGATCACGGCGTGTTCGTCGTCGATAGCGTAAAACGGATCGTTCATTGGTAGTCCTCAATGTTAAGGCTGAGGGTCTTGGACTTGGGCTGTGGCTGCTGTTGATTCTTGGGTCTAAAAATCCCCGCCCAATTAGATGCTATGGCATGATCAACGATTGATGGGAACTCATCTGGCGTGAACTCGTCAGACCACTTTTTCAAAGCTCCTTTGAGTCCCGTCTTCTTGTATGACTCACGCCTTTCGGATTTATGCTGCATCCAGAGCTTAACGGCTTCTAGACAGTTCTCGGTCTGATAGGCTTCAGGAAGCTCGACTCCAAAAGCAACCTCCCATGGCGACTTCGGAGCCTTTACATTTAGAGTATTATTAGGAGTAGGAGAAGGAGAGCTATCTTGTGGCCATGCTGTGGCCATTGGGGTCGCCATTGGGGTCGCTATAGCAACCCCATTAGGGTTGCCATTAGGGTCGCCATCCTTTTGCCATTTTGACCACCGCTTTTGCGCCCCATTGCGACCGGATGAAGCTTGTCGGAGCTTGTAAGCCTCCTGTTCAGCCCTTACTTGCTCCAATCTTTCGTTCCTAAGCATCCCGTCATCGCATAGCGAGAACTTAGCGAGAACATAGCCAAGTGATGGCGACCCCAATAGGGTTGCCATACGTCCAGCGCGGTCTGGATCGTTTGGAATTCCCCCTTTGGTCCATTGATGGCAGAGTAATCGGATGTATCCACCAACTTCTTCCGCGCTCATGTCTGACGTTCCAGCTAGGAAGTCGTCAGCGTAGAATTGAAAAGCAGGAGCTTTGCGCTTCTGTTCTTCGCTCATTGATCTCCCTCCGGTTGAACGTGGGACTTTTCGTTCTCAATGGCTTGTCTCTTTGCCTCTTTAAGCAACCTGCATAACGCATCAATGTTTTGATGCGAAAACATCACGATTGGATCGTCTCCATGGGGGCATCGTTGCGTTATGCAAACATACCCAGCATCGGATGCGTAGACTTCAGTTTGATCTTGGCTTTGGATTACTGCTTTCATGTAACAAACAGAAACCCCACCCAGTCCGTGGTAGGAACTCCCGCTGAAGCGACGGGACGTACACGAAAAGGGTGGGGATAAATTGGTTGAACATGGCTTCAGTTAGATTGTCGGCACTCGCTTCCTACGGCTCGCGCTGACTCCTTACTGCTAACTCGGCTTCGGTCCTTCGTCCAGTGAAAACTTGTCGTAGAACTCGGCTTTCGGTCGAACGTAGAAGTAACCACCACGCTCGTAGACGACGCATAGCCGCTTGGTCTCACCGATGCGGAGTTGGGCCTCGGAGATGAACTCCACGATGACGTTTTGGTTGGCTTTAGATCTGAATCTCATTGGGTTTGTCGGTAATGTGTTGTCGGGTAAGCTCCACGGCTTCCGCAAAGTATGCGGAACTTCTTGGACTCCATCTCTCCGATGCGAACGGATCGCGAGAGAACGATTCCAGCAGCATTCGGAGTGATTTTCCAAATCTCGGCCCACTGGTTGGCTGTGTGCCAGCCTTTTGGGACTTCTTCTGGTTGGTTCGCTATGGCGAGCCTAAGCCGCTTCAAAAGCTCGGCAGGTGCCAATTCTGTTCGTTCTGAGGCCATTGGTGGAGGTAGAGTTGAGCGTCGTCTTCGGTGTATTCACCAAACACGATGCCATGAGACCATGCTAGTGTTGATCGTCGTTTTCCTGCGTAATCCATTGCAGGTATGTCTGCCAAAGTCCCGACACAAAAGCCCATCGGATTTCCCATTGTTCGACCAGTCGCTTGACCTGCTCGGTGAGCATGAGCCACAACGCAATTGCCAAAAGTCTCGGCGGAGTCACGCAAGAAGTTCTCACTGAATAGGACTCCATGTCCCCATCGAAATCCTCCAAGCTGGTAAAACGATCTGTCGAGACAGTCATTGTGTTTGATGAATGTGTGGCAGTGTTTCTCAATAGGTTTTAGCATTCGTTCCCATACAGCCTCTGCGAATCCACGGACCACAGCGTTGTGATGGTTCAGATACTTCTTGGCTCGCTCGTCATGGTTTCCAATCGTGAACACCGTGGGTCGAAGCTCGTCTAAGAACTTGGCCCCCTCTTGGATGTCGTCTAGATAGTCATCGGCTTGGTCCGAGTCTTGAGGGTCGCGGAGTGAACCGGACCGCAACGATGCAAGATCGTAGGCGTCTCCTAGATGGATTACTTCGTCGGGCTGGAATCTCTCGCGGAAGAGCAAGACCGCAGCGAGTGCATCTTGATTGGCTCGGTTCCCATGGCTGCAACCAACCGCCATGACTCGGCGGCGGTGCTGTGTGATGTTCACAATGGTTAATAAGCATAAGCTTAACGCTCAATCAAGACACACTCGCTCGGAACTAGTTATTTAACACGGATCTTACCCTTACGGACAGACCATACCCAGCAGATCGACACTTTGTATTTCCAAGCGATCTCCTCCAAAGTCTTGGTTGCTGGCTCGGCCCTTACAGCGTCCACAATAGCTTTGGAGATATGCCACTTCTCTCGGCCTTTGAATGTCTTCTTAGCCTTCCGAATTCTAATCTTAGCTTGTCTATTTGCGACAGATGGTTGCGTTTCGACGGTCTTGTGGACTCCCAAGAGTCTTGAGATGGCGTCTTTAGTGAGACCGAGTGTTTTCAGTATGCTCATTGAATATTTCTGGATGGAATGTTAGGACGTGGAAATCTAGGACGTGGCGGAGATATGCTCCCCAAGATTTGAAGCCGAGTTTCTCTGCTTCTTTCTGCAATAATGTCAGTGTTTTGTAATCTAACTCAAATGATGTATTAACTTTGTGGTTCATAATTCACGACGAAATCAAAGTTGGTTTGCCAACTGTCGTTTAACTGGTTGTAGCTGTTGTTCTTGATCTTCCACGTTCGCGGGTCGCGGGTGCTCTTGGTATGTCGGCACCTGATGCGAACGTCGATGGTTTGGAGTGCTGAGTTTCGGAGGTGGTGATGGTGCGGTAGTTCGTGGAGCAGAAGGGTCATCGTCCCTCCAGCCATTTCACCAGATCACCAAGCTCGTCGATCTGTAGTTCCAGTCTCTTTATCTTCTCGTTCGCGCCAGCCAGTTGCCGCTCTAGCTGACGGGCGAAGCCAGCCTTCACGAACTGCTGGAAAGCCACGGTGACAACCGGCTGCCGGTCTGTGCGCGGGGTTTTGGAGATGGGCTTTTTCACCGATTCAACTCCTTGAATATGAAATAAGTCGAACCTGCAATCACAAGTGCAAGCCACAGTTCTGGATGTCGCTTGTGGAACTCCAGTTCTTCTTTCATGTACCCCAACCATTCCTTGAAGCTCACGGCTTCACCTCCTTCTTTCTGCACTTGTGGAAAAACGGAAACATGAATCTCCCGATCCAACCGATCAGTTCTCCGCACTTCTGGCAGCAGTAACTTGGATACTTCATGGCAACGGCCCTCCATTCTCCCACAGCAGCAGATCGGCTCGGAGAGCGTCGTTCTCTCGCTCTAGTTGGGTGATGCGCTCACGGGCTTCATCCAGCCGCTTGGTCAGCAGTTGAACCTCACGCTTGCGACATCCATCAGATTGACCAGCGCGTTTCCATTCGTCTTCGGACAATTCAATATCTTTAACGGTCTTGCATTCGTAGCTTGCAAACCCTCCATCCGACGACCTCAGCAGGTTTCCGCCATGAACCATGACCGGCGACTCGCAGAATGGGCATTTATCTGGTACGGTATTCACGGCTTGGCCTCCTTGGCTTCGAGCCATTTACGCGCTAATCTTGTATCGCAATAAATCTCCATCTTATCCCCCACCTCCTCCAGCCGCTTGATGCGCTCGTTCATCTCACGCACCACAGCCACTCCTTTCTCGACATCATCGGTTCCTAGCAGTTCGCGGAACTCCTCGCGGAGATTGTATTGCTGATCAGCCTGTCGTCGCGCTGTGTCGCGCTCTGCGATGAGTAGGCGGATGCGTTCATTGGCCGCGTTGAGTTCGCGTTCGAGTTGGCGGCACAAATCAGATGCTTGTTCAAACGCAGAGTTCCTGCGGATACCAACAGGAGCGTGTTGCTCCATCATGTCCGTCCTCGGTGTCTCACCGATCATTTTCGTGACGTCAGGAATATGATCGCTCATTTCGCCTCCTTCTTATCCATCCACTCACGGATTATCCGGTCAATTTGGTGGTTCATTTTGAGTCCCTCTCGTTTGCACAGTTCTTTCAATCGAACGTGCGTTGTCTCGGTGATAAATACAGTTTTCGATTTCACAGGTGCTTTTTGACTTTGTTCCAGTAATTGACGGTCACTGACTTCCGGTGACCAGTCGGGCCACCGTTCCAAATTCTCGCTGCTTCTTCGTTGGTCTTACCGGCAGCGTATCGGCTCAGATAGATCTCACAAACTCGACGAGCCGCGATCCGGTTGGTCATCTGCTGGTGGGTGTAGCTGGTGCCAGCGATGCGGTTAGCGTCGATTACAACGCTCTTGTGGATCTGCAATGCGCCGATGGCTCGTCCACCGTCACCGATTGCCATATCGTTTCCGTTGGACTCCACAGTGATCAGAGCCGCAATAAGTGGCCCAAGATTCATCGGAGACCTTTCAGCCAGACAGCGGCTTTGTGTTGGATAATCTCTTCGGCTTCCAGCAACCGTCCGCTCTCGTCGGAAATTCCGATTAGCTCAATGGTATGGTTCCAGACGTCTCTAGCGCGGAGAGCCTCTTCAATGCTGCGGTGAATGCTTAGGACTTTGTTGTCCTTATTTCGGCAATGGTACTTCATGGTATTTGATGGGTGTTGATGGTTTTGAGCGTTTAACGTATGCGCTCCCCACGATTTGAACTACGACAACCAATGCTTCTCTTGAATTGGTTGGTCTTGATCCAGTTGGAAATGATGGGCAGATCCACCGTCAATGAAGCTGAACTTCAACGATGGGCCACCATACCACCCCATGATCGGGCAGAAGGTGTTGGTGGTGCGAGTGATTCCAGAAACAATCTGGGTGCTTGATTCAAGCGGTCCACGCTGGACCCTGACGAGATCTCCAACCTCAATGTCAGAGAACGATTCGGCGTCTTTGAATTGCATACGCTATTGGATTACTTGTTGCGGCTGGCGTTGAGCATCTTCGCTTTGTAAGAAGCTTCGCTGAGGCTGTTATTCCCAGCAATGTAGTCGCAGACAAAACCAAGCTTCTCTTGATCCGTCAGATTTTCAGATCGAACGATGCGGAGCATCCAAAACTGACCAACTTTGCACAGCTTGTTGAGGTGAGGTTGAATTACGGATTCTACAGTGTTCATGGTATTTGATGGTATGAGTTAGAGTTGCGCGTTGGAGAGTCGCGCCCCTCTTTGTGAATGTTTATCCAGCGATCATTCCAGCGTTGGCGATCACTCGGCGGGACTTGTTTTCCTTCTTGGCCAACCCGATCTGCTTGAGGTTGTCGGCTTGGTCGAGATCCGAAACCTCACCATCCTTCATGGGAACAAGAACCTTAAACGGAGAATCGCTCATCATGGAGCCGAACGGGTAGAACTTGTGCAGAAGGTTAAGGTTCTCGCTGACGCTGTTGATGACGTACCAGATCTGGTTGGTCTCGTCGGAGAAGATCGCCACCAGCTTCAACCGCTGATCGAGTTCCATGATGCGGATGGTCTGGCGAGCGTCGGCCTCGTTGTAGCTCAGGTCCATTCCAGTCGCTGCGACGGCTTCGGTCAGGTTGGAGTAGCGGTTGCTGATCTTGATCGTGTTGTTCATTTTATTCGTTCCGTTTCTCGCGGCTTGATTGCCGTCGATGGAGAGAGTTAAACCCAACGCTCGGTTCTCCGCAACAGAAAACTGCAACTTTTTTCACTTCTTCCAAAAAAGCCCGTAAACATTGGGGAAAATGCGGTGTTTCTTGAGGTGAACCCAACCCGTCATGGGATCTCCCCATGCACCATGCCGCATTTTCTGAAGGTCATTCAGCGTTGATTCTCACGCTGCATCCAGAGTGCTGCAGAGCGTAAGTCTTCGTCGCTGTGATCTGGTAGACCTGCGAGTCGTCGAGCCAGACCCGCTGAGTGTCGGTGATCGCATCGGTCACCGCTTTAATGAGGTTGTCCAAGTCTGGCTTTTTTGGGTGCCAGACCGGACTTTTGGGCTTCGGCCATCCATGCTTGTCCAAATGCGCTTTAGGTCGCGGTAGGAAGAAGTCTAGCTGGAGCCGAATCGGACCCGTCATAAGCGATTCTGGAGCGTTTGCGATGGCTTCCTGACGCACCGCTTGCTTCCAGACGTCTGCGGAATCTGGAGTGTAGACTCCAGCGTGATTCCCACGGCGGAACGCTTTGACTCGCGGTTGAGCCTTCGGAATTCCTGAGACATGGAAGTCAAGATGCATGGCTGATCTCGTGGATGCGGCCAGTCACGCGAGGGTTGGCATACCACCAGCCGGTCTGACTCTTATCGGCGGTCGCATCGCAATCACCGTCGAACATGATGTATGTGCCAGCGACTAGCTGGTCCACGATCTCCATGTCGTCGCGATCGAACGATCGGAACTGGACCCTTTGAGAGTACGGCTTGCCGTTCCCCAACGTGCGCTGCTCAAACTCAATGACAGCCAGCAGGAAGGTCTTGCCGTCGTCTGTGGTGATGATCTCTGCGTCTCGGTACAACTTGCCGAAACCCCTAGCCCATAAGTGTCTCACAGCGTGTACCCTCCCAAGCGAGCCGGTGAGTAGGACGGAGACTTCACGATCTTACCGTCACTTCGACGGACAATGTGCCGGTTGTCTCCAACGCGAGTGGACCGGCAGTCAGCAGGGATGGAGTCGATCTCGTCGTCAGACCAGCACTTGCTCATGTTGGAGCGGTGGATCTCGCAGAAGGCAGCATCGACTTGATGCGGAGAGAATCCAGCAGCGAGCGCGGCTCCATAGACGACGTAAAGCAGATCCCCAACTGCGTCGAGGTACTCGGTTTTATCGGTAGCCTCATTGAGTTCTTGGGCTTCTTCGTCGATCAGTCGATACCGGAGATTTTGCGTCACGGGATCTGGCATGACTGGAGTGGCTGGAACATACTGCTGGAATGTTCGCATAAATTCGCGGACCAATTCCATTGGGTGGGTCTGGTTCATTTGATTCTGGTCAGTGTGGGTTGAGAGGCTTTCGATTCGATACATCCGTCGAGCAGAACCGTAAGCTTTGCGTCGAGTTCTTTTCCTTTGGTTTCGGTTGCCACTTTCAACGCATCTTTGAGCTTCGTTTTGTTGATCGTTATGGCTGGCATGATGTCCTCGTAAGTCCCGCCACTTTCGATAAATCGAAGGTAAACGGTCTCGGTGTCTTTGATGGTCTCACGCACTGCACCTTCCTTCAGCGTCCACCCTTCGATTGCATCTCCTTCGGAGAGCCTCCGTCGGGCCTCAGTTCGGCAAGCCTCAATGACAGCTTCCGCTTGCGCTGCACGGTCCAAGAACGCTGCAAGAGTCTGGTTGGTCAGTGTGGCGGCTATAGCGTCTGGCGTTATGCCTTCTGGCGCATTGGTGAGCGGACCAGCAACGGCCAACTCTCGCGCTTCGGGACAGAACGGTTTCCCTTTGCAGTACCGGCAAGCGGACTCGGATGGAGTGCGCGGATGCCCAATCTTCTGGATCTGCTCCATCAGATCAGCAGACTCAGCAATTGCGTTGCGGATATCTTGCGACTCATAGACTGCGACACTCGGCAGTCCTGCAAGAGGCTGCACAATTGCCACAGTGATCCGGTCAAACGTGAACCCAAAGTTCTCGTCGAGCAGAGCGACAAGACAGCGCAACTGGAGGTTCTCGGCAGCGTTCTCAACGGCACCGCGACCAGACTTGTAGTCGATGATCAGGCCAGCAGAGCCGACAACGTAGATGACATCCGGTTTTCCGCTCCACAGTTTGACTCCACGGTCGTCGATGGACCACAGACGCTTCTCGCGCCACACATTCGGCTCTTCGGTGGCTTCTGGGAACGTCGCTTTGACCAACTCCAGCTCCTGCTCTCTGCAACGGTCAATCGTCCACGTCTCGTCTGAGGTCAGATTCTCAACTGGCTCCAGCGCAAGAGCGGCGTGGATGCGGTTTCCAACGGTCGCGTCATTCGTTGCTGCTCCTTCTGCAATCTGCTTTTCAAGCTGCCAGCTACCGAGACAAGCAGCATATCGGCTCGCAGACGATGCAGACGGCAAACCTAAGCGTTCGTCACTCATTGGTCGTCTCCTCGGTCGCGGGTTGAGCGTTGGTCTCGACACTGACGCTCGGTATGACAATCGGAGGCTCGACAGTCGGCTCCAACTTAGAGCGGAAGATGGGCCGAGACGGAGTGACGTTGAGCGCGACTTGCGGGACAGCTTCTTCGTCGTCAGCAATGCCAGAGAACCCAAACGCAACGCGAGCGCACTGGATCAACGCTTTGTGTCGCAGCATTCGACGAGGGTTGACCTTCCACGGTTCGGTGTTGCGTGAACACTCCGAGAAGTACTCGGTGACCTCCACCGGATGGGCGCGATTTTTGAGATAGATGGTCGCGGTGACCGAGTGGGTCTTTCCGTCTTTCTCGTCGGTGGTGAACAGAATTCCGTCAAACTGCGGATGCCGGTTCATTAGCTTTATCCAGCCATCGACAGAGACGACCGGAGTGATTCCGCCAGAGCGACCGGGGAATGCGTAAATCTCTTTTGTGAACGGGTTGAGATCGTACTGGTTAGCGACTACCACAAACGCCAAAAGCTCCTCGTTGGTAGCCTTCGGCATCAGTGTCGTGCGGAGTGTATCAAGCAGACGTGTCGGCTCCACCGAGAACTTGGACGCCATTATCGCGAGCGCGGACTGCTTCTGACTTGGGATCAACTCTTGTTTCATAGGTCTTCTTTGGCCTTCCACCGCGCTTTCCATTCGCACGGGCAGTTTTGGCCTTTGCCGGTGAAGATTTCCGCCCCATCTCCTGCGCGATCTCGCGAAGGCTAACGGCAAAGATATGCTGACAGGACGGACATTTCATCGGCTGGACAGACATTTATCCCAACGCTGGGTTTCCGTCAAGCGGAGAGTTCGTTGGGAAGGCGAAGGCTGACATACCGAACCGCTCGGTAATACTCCTGACCTAGAATATCGTCGTAATAGCTGGCAATCTCGACGGTCTCGCCAACGCCATACGCTCTCAGCGGAATCCATTCGGTCGCGGCAATCGGCGTGACTAGGTTGGGTTGAGCGTTGGTGGCGTCAAAATTGTAGGCGTTGAAGCCCTTAGATCCACAGTAACCAGCAAGCGCGGACTGGCTGACGTACCAGTAGGGATTCCCAGACGGATCGTCTGCGGTCTGAGATACGATGCCATTTGCCAAGCAGACGTTGTGCTGCTCTTCGCTCAGGTAGAAAACCGCTTGCCCACCTTCGATGCCGGTGGTCGTCAGGTCTTTCGGGATCTGGATTCCGAGTCTCGAAGGTGCAGGATTACCACTCAAATCGAATCCGTTTATCGGGCAAGCGACTTCTCCCAAGCACAACGGAATCGCTCGCGTCCACGCTCTGACGGTCCATTCCAGCAAGTTCCACAGATAGGCAGTCTTCGGGATCTTGTGGTAGAAAGCTCCGTTGAGCGTGTAGTTGATAGCGTCAGACTGGACGACGTATGGAAGGTCGAAATACTGATCGGTATCCCGCCAGCGGATCTCGGCTAGATGCGACTGGTTGAACCCAGTGTTTGCCGTGATTGATCCGGTCCACGGTGCAAGACCGGCCATCGTTGGCGCATTCAGATCTTTGAAGATGTCATCAGCGACCAGATCTGGCGTTGCTGTCGTCGTCTGAACCGGCAATTGAAGCGTCTGGTTCGGTTGACCCAAGATCCTCACCGTAGCGTCAACACCACCTGCACCACCCCACTTGTTGACCCAGAAATCTGACCCGTGGACGTTCTCAATCACCGGATCATTCGGGTCCGTAGAATAGACCCGAGAAAGGTTTGCATCGTAGACGCTCGACGAGAACCCCCACGGTCCACCCACCGGAACATACCCACAATCGACGGCGGGGAAGTAATCGGAAGCAGGAACCGACAAGTTAGGGAAGACGTGCTTGTACCAGCCATTGGAACTCGCTGGAGTCTGGAGGTAATAGACTTTTACTCCTGACGTGTAGCGTGTTCCGGTCCAGCCAATCGCAGGTGAGAAACCGGCGGCTTGCGATTCAGTCCAAAGCTCAAACTTGTTTGCCGTTCGCTCGTAGCTTGGCAGATCGCTCATGGCGTTGGCATCGAATGATAGGATACCAACAGCAGTCGCAGCGCGGACCATCAAGCCAAGCGGAGTCAAAGCGACCCGCGAGACCTTCTCTTCTGAGATGTCCACTTCGTCGTCGTAGGCGTTAAGAAAGCCTTCTTCGACGGCAACACGGCGGCGCAACGTCCGCATTGTCTCAAACCAATCTGGCTCGTTTCCAGCGGTCCACGATGTCGCGGAAAGCGGATTCAATAGGTTCTGAGTCCACACTTGCTTCGGATAGACAGTCGAAAAGTAAGCTAGCGTTGGACTAATCTCCCAATATGGAAGCGTGTCAGTGAAGAACACGTTGCAATCCACCGGATAAATCCGAATGGAGGTGTTTCCTTCGACCGTTCGCAGCCCCAACGCACCGCCGATTTGAGTCACTTCAACGCCAATCGACCGCAGTGTCTCGACGAAGAGATTGGTGTCGCGGAATACCTTCATGTAGTCCGCAATGACCGCATTGGTCAGCGTGTTGTAGACCTGAACCCTAGCACGTCCCCAACTGAAAATGAGGTCTCCAATCGGCGTGTTGGCGTTCTCTGGGTCTCCGTAAACGTCTGGGTACGTCTGGCGAATGTCGAACGGGATGAACGGGTCATGCCAGCCTCCCAACGCTCGAAACCATTGAGTCAGAACAAACGGATTTGCGACGTTGTTGGCTCGCTCTGATCGCTCATGGGCGACAAATGGAGTGACCGGCCAATCGTACATCGGCGGACCACCGGCAAAGTACGGAACATCGCCCATGAAGAACGGGAAAAAGTACTGACATTCAGATCCACTCGGCCAAGTCGTAGCCCACGTCCCATCGGCTTTGCGCCTAAATGAGCGGCAACCATACTGACCAACTGACTCACGCTGGCTGGAGCCGTCTGGATTCTGCAAGAAGACTGTCGCGGTGTTCTCGCTCAGATTGTGGACACGCCAGCAATCAAACCGCTGGTAGGTGTTGAAGATTCGGAATTCTCTCGGACCTTTGAGTTCGATCTCAGCAACAGCGACTTTGTGTTTGTGAATGCGACCGGGAGGCAGTGTTGGAGCATCAGCACCAAGACTTCCTCGGACGTATGAGTTCAACGCCCCGTTCTCGTCCCATCCTAAGTGGACATCGTAGAGAACCCCGTCAACTTCTCGTCGGAGCAGTTCAAACGAGAAGTGAATCTGTTTTACGTCGCAGCTAAACGACTCTCCTGCAATGGGGTATTTATCGACGTAAATCTGACCACCAGCAGCGTCGAGATATGCATTCTCTAGCTTTGAAAGCTCAACATAGGCTTGCGCTTGGTCGTAGTTCTCAAGATACGCACCCTCAGTCGTCAGCGTGTAGGTGTAAGTCACGCCATACGGGACATCTAACCCGAACTCAAACTGATTCGGTTCGTCGTATGGTTTCTTCGCTACCTTCGGACTTTTGCCGTCTAAAACTCTAGCGCACTTCTGATCGAAACGAGCATACAGCCCATTTAGATTGCGAGCGTTGAACATCCGATCCCGCTTATCCAACGCAAACGCCATAAATCAATAGAACCAAGAATCCTCTGAAGTCTGCACCACCGTCGTTCCAACTGGCTGCTTGATTTTCAAAACGGTGCCATTTGGCGTCTGCTCAATCGCTTGATCAGGTCCAGCCACAAGCTGGATCTTGCGGACAACATCAATCAACTGATTGATGGCGCGAGCGTGTTCTGTCTTGAGTCCACGCTCTGCAACCTTAGCTGGAAGAGAGACAGCCATTAGATCTCGCAGAATTGAGCGAAGATTTTCAGACTAGATCCAGCAGTCATGCATTTGACGTACATGGTCGTATTGACGTACGGCAACACAATGAACTGTTGCGGAGGCACTTGAAGCCACCAAACACCGCTGACATTGGAACCAACATCGCCAACCCCCAAATACGCAGTCAAGTCCATGTTATAGATCAAGACTTTGTATGGAAGCGACAGGTCAGCGGTGATGTCCAACGTCTCAGAAGCTGAACCAACTTCTTGAGTCTGCTGGCCCATGTCGGTGCCAGTCATGTTCGCAACCGCAGTATACGTTTGCGGGTTGATTGATGCGCCATTTTTGGACGCATACAATCTCGCTGACATCTGGATTTCGTCGGCCATAGGTCAGAAGGTTAGACTTCGCAGAACGTCGCTTGAATCGTAACGGCAGAGGTGTTGGCGATCAGATAGAGATTCGTGTTGATGTACGGAATCAACATCGTCTCACCAGCAGGAAGGCGCATCGTTCCAGCACCGGCAAGAAAACCACTCGTGAACGAAAGCTCGACATAGTTGGTGTTGTCCAGATTGGAGATCAGCAGCTTGTATGGGCTGGTGACATCAACTGGAACGTCAAGCGTCTCGGACGAACTGGTGCCGATGGATTGGGTCTGAGAACCCATATCGGTCCCCACCATCGTCGCGCTCTTGGTGTAGGTAACGCTCGGGAGATACGCTCCGTTCTTCGCAGCGTACAAGCGAGCCGTCATTTGAATTTCGTCAGCCATGTTGTGTTTTAGGTTAGAAGTCTAGGGTCTACGTTGTAAGGGTAAGCAAAGAGGTCCCACGCTGCAAAGGTCCAAGTCTCGTTCCTTTCAACTTGGTTGGTCTTTATGATAAGTGAGGTTGAGTCGTTTGTCTTCAACCAAGCCCACGCCGTTCCAGATGGAGTAAGGTTAGGATTAGATGGTGCTTTCGGCATCATGTTTCTGACCGATGTCGGAAACTGATTGATGTTTGCGAGAGTGGTTCCGTCGTAAACCGCAGAGATAATTGGCGGAGTTGCTGGAAGTCCATTTCTCGACGAATAGGAAGAAATGCGACTCAGCGAGCATCGTGATGTTTGGAAACTTGTCTGACCTCTAGACAACTTTTTCACTAACTGATAAGCCAGCGGAAACTGGCTTTCAGGCATCGGAAGCTTCACGTTCTTAGGATCATCTGCAGATGCTTTGATTGCTGAATAATACTCTTCCTCTGAGATGTATGTTCTTGCCTCCGCTCTTACTTGCGGTAACTCAAACAATGAAGCGTCAACATATTCGGTTCGAAACTCGTATCGTTGCGCTGGCTCGTCTTCATCTATTGGAGCCTGAGTGGTTGGGCTGTTGGGATCAAAATTCGTTCCAGAAAACGTGACAGTTGCCGTGGAATATGGCCCGTCTTCGTTAATCTGATATTTGCCTCCAGCAGCAACCCAATCAGCAGAAGCAAGACGCAAAGCATCTTTGCTGCCACGGTATGTGTAAGTAATATAACGGCCAGTACCGTCTCCGTTGTTGTACTGGCGAGAGACTTCGATGTAACCAGTGGCAACAGGTAAGATTGTGTTGGTTTTGATTGTTGCCATATTAGTCTCTTGATATTACTTGAGCCGTCTTCTCTGTTGACTTGGCAATCTGCTTCAGTTGCAGCGTCTGTTCAATTGCTTGCTTGATAGCTGTGTCTTGAGCAGATTGAAAACCAGTAAAACCGCCAATTCGAGCAAGCGAGTCTTGTGCTCCACCGAGAGAAAATCTTAAACCCTGAATCTTTTGAAATTGGGTTTGATCATCAGACGGTGGCGGTTCTGGAACTGGCTCTGAAGGCTTTGGCTTAGTTCCAAAAATCATTTCTGACAAGAAAGATGGAACTGTCGCTGCAACAGACATTGCCGCTGGAAGAAATCCAGCTTTGTCTTTCATTGCCTCAAATATCCTGATTCTTCGCTCAATTGGACCCGTGGCTTGAACGAGAGCAGGTGCGGCAGCAATTTTGAGAGTTCTGTCTAACCTCTTAACAGCATCATCATATTTGCCGATCGCTTCAATGTCTTCCTTTTTGAAGAGAGATATCGGTCCAAGATCTTTGATCTTACCAGCAGCCATTGCCGCTTTAGTAAGCTTGAGGCCAAGCAGATCAGCCGCAGCGGCCATCATGTCCGCATTGCTTCTGTTTGCATTGAGACGCTCTCCAAGAAGAATAAGAGCAGACGCGCCGTCAGTTGACTTGTTTGTGATTTCCTCAATTGAGAAACCCGCTCTTAGCATTGCGTCTCGTTGCGGACCTTCTCCTTTTGCTGCTGCTGTTCTTGCATCATTGATTCTGGTTATAGCAGCGGCTATTGATTCAAACTTGACCCCAGATTCAGAAGCTAAAACTTGAAACCTTTGAACATCATCTGTCGATATGTTCAACTGCTCTGCCAAGTCATCTATATTGTCAGCTAATTCAATTATTGAATTTGCATAAGCAGTAACAGATGCAACAGAAAATGCATTTGAAAGCCTACTTGTGACAGCGTTCTTGAAGCTGCTCCCAAACTTTTCACCAATGCTCTGAGCGCGTTTAACGCCCATCTCAAAGGCAACGGAGTCGATGCCAAGCTTAACAAGTAGAGAGAGAACGCCCATTTTATACCTCTTGCTGGCTCTGCCAGATTGATTCGCTTCTATCGTCCCACAGTTGGACCTGTCCCATCATCTCAGCGTGAGCTAGAATCAGCCTTTCCGCATCACCAAGAGGCATCTGGATTGCGTCGTCAGGAGCAATGCCAATGTTGAGACATCCAACTAAGACTCTCTCGGGCCATGGCATGGCAGGAGTCTTTGACTTGCTTCCGCTCTCCATCAGCACTTCGGGAGCGGTCGATTGCTCTTTCAACCAAAGCTGAAACTTGTCTGACTCAGCCAGCAAGTTGAGCTTGGCAATGCGTTTCCCCCAAAGCCATAGAACAAGACCGCTCCACCGAGACTTAATGGAGCGGATGGACTCCAGCGGAGACTGTGAGCAAACGGTCACAGCCTCCACTAGATCGGTTGGTGCGATCTCTCCGCCCATGACAAACGGAGAGCGCAACCTTTGCAGCACGATTGCGTGTCCTACGGTGTAGGGAACAAGTCGAACCCCAAGCACAACAGGTGCTTGAGGTCCAGTCTCTGACAGGATCTTTGCAAGATCGGCCACAGATTACAGCGTGAACGTCGAAGCACTACCAGTCAACGCGCTCGCGTCCAAATACTTGGTAACCGTGACGGTAACCATCACCTTACCGCTGCTGGTAAATTTGACGCTGCCACCACCGGCATAAACGTAATTTCCATCCAGAGAATTTGAAGCTCCGCTGCCAATAGTCACGCCATCGCTCGCAGCGATAGTAGCGTAACCATTTACCGCAGGGAGGCCAGCGGCAAGCTTGGCTTGAGCGAAGCTCGCAGCGGACGGAATGAACGTCACGTTCAGCGAAATTCGCTCATTGGCGGACACCTGAGCCACAACCTCACCGGCAGAGTTTTTGATCTGCTCGACATCAGCCTCATGGGTCGCGTCGTAGCTCTCAATGGTGCTAATCGCTCCAGTCGTCAGAGCGACGCCAGCAGGAGTGTAAAGCGTTATGGTTCCCTTTGCGCCATAGACTAGCGCGAGTCCTTTTGAAACTGCCATGTTGTGTTAGGTGTTAAGTGTTTGCGTTTGCTGCTGCAAAGATTGTCATCGACCGCGAGAAAGTTCTAGCCCTTTCACTGGTGTCGTTCACTCCAAAATCAGTCGGAGTTGCGAAGAACGCTGTGAACCCACCAGACGGGTCATCATCTCCGGTGTTCAGATCCGAGATGTTGTCATCGACGAACAGTGGTTGGAGAATGTTCTCAAACGCTGCAACGATCAGCAGAGCGTCAGATTCCGAGGTGTCGTCAGCGGATAACTGAAGCGTCGCGGTGACATCAAGCTCACAAGTCCGATCAATCGGATGGACCGGAACGGCAGTTGAAGAACGGATCACGATGCGCGGGAAGTCTGGCATTCGATCTTCCAAGTCTGGATCGTTGAACGCTCCGTGTCCGTAGCTAGTCAGACAAGCAGGAGTCCCAAGCGGAGACGCTGACCAGTCTTGAGCAGCCAGCCAATCGGCCAACGCTCGCTCGGTACGCATTGCAACGCCATTCATTGGACGACAATTCCTTTCGACTCGGACCCGTCAAACGCTTCGGCCAGCTTGGCGGCAATGTGGATTTCAAGCTCACGCGCTTCATCGTCGTAAGCTTGCTGCATCGCTTTCGAGTAAATGCTCTCCACCTTACCGATCTGATCGTCAGCAAGACCGATGTTCATTCGGACGTGCGAATGCGGGTTGAAGCCAGCCTTCGCGTTGTAAGCGTAGGCTGAAGACCCACGATGCATTGAGACGTTCTCGTAAGGCAAACCGTACTGGTTGGCAAGATTGACCAATGCTTGATTGGCGGCAACGGAGCGAACTTGAGCGGAACCCTTCTTGGCTCGTCGAGTTCCGCCGAATTGCTGGAACGACGGAGAGAGCTTCTTGATTCCCTTAGTCACGCATGACTTGAGGTAACCAACGGAACCGGCAGCGCGACGACGAAGCTTTGCAGCAGCATCTTTCATCTTCTGACCGTAAAGCCCCTCATTTCCAGCCTTCGCATTCTTCGCTTGGGCGATCAGGTGAACCAAACGCAACTGACGAGAGCGGCCCACCTTTTTTCCGGTCTTCTTGTCGAATGCAGGAGAACCAACGGGCCGGTTGTAGTAGTCGAGAATCTTATTTCGCGCTGCTTGTGGAGACTTCGGAGGCAACAAGCAGTACAGCCGCAGCATCAAGAAGAACGTGCGAGCATTGACCGCATCAGCCAGCGACCGCTTGGTCTTCGGAAGATACTCGCGCCAAGCCGCATCGAACCGAGACGTATCGACTGTGACCGTGGGCGTCATTTGGTCTTGGCCCCCAGTTCAAGAACGTAATACGCACCAGTACCGTCACGCTTGGCGGAGATGATCCGAAGCGTTCGACCATCGTAGGTCAAAGTGCGACCCACCACCGGAATCATCTTTCCAAACGTCAGTTGGAGAGCGTCGGTGTTCTCTTGCAGGATCAAGCTTCCGCTCTCTTGCAAGAGCCGGTCAGCAGTCGATCCAACGTCAGCACTCCAGACGGTCGCGTCTACGGTCACCAGCGTCGAGTCTGCCAGCCTCCAGTCAGCCAATTTGACCAGCAGACGGACCTGCACGTTGTCCTGAAACCCACCGTTGATGACGTTGTTGGCGTCAGTGATCGCAGCAGGAATGCAGCGGACAAGCGATCCCTGCCAGATAAACGACGGATTTCCCATCGCTCCCTGAAGGACCGTCATTCCGAGCTGCAGACTTGTGGCGATCAGGTTCACGCCGTGAAGTAGACGCCAGAAACCAAGATTCGGGAAGTGGCTTGAAGTTGACCAGCCAAGCTGGAGATGTCTCCGGTTTCGTAATGGCTCAACTCGCAGTAAGAAGTCCCGCCGACAACCTTACCAATCACAGCGGTCTTGGCTTGAGTTGTCGCGTTGTCCAACCAAATCGACACAGCAGCGTCGTAAGTCGCAGGATCTGGAAGGCTCAATCGAAGGTTTCCGGTCGCTGCACCACTCACCGAGTTGATGGTGATGTCAGCGGTGAACGTGGAGACAAAGCCAATGGACGTATGGCGAGCCGTGTTGACCGTCGTCGAGAACGTGCGGCCACCACCAGAGTCAGTCAGCGTAGGGGTCCACGTTGACGGAGCCAACATCGGCAGCTCGGCATAGATCTCAGAAAAGTTGTCGTTGGCCTTCTGCCAAGACGCACGGAGCGTGTCTCCGGTGTTGTCGTTGGCTGTCGTACCCGTGTTGATGACTTGTTGAGCCATGGTTAATCTTTCGGCAATGCGTACCAACCCTCGGACAACGTTATTCGGTTGCTGGAGCGCACAGAAATCCCGTCCGCTCCTTTGACCCAGACTCGCGCTTTGACGGTCTCAGCGAGCCTTACCGGCTCACCGTGAGGCACCATGACAACGCGAGTACCACAGCCACAGCTACTCACCAGCGCGGTCAATGCGATCCAGAAGCTTTTTTTTAAGCTCTGGGTCTTGTTTTGCATCTTCAACGGTGGGAGGTGTTTTCGCCAGACCAGTCAGCCACTTCAATAGAGCAGTGACGATCTGTTCGATGATGTTCACTCGGTCTTCTTCTTGTCCGCATCCTTTGCGGCGATCAGACCGAAACCAACCGTAACAGCAGCAATGGTCGCGGTCAGATCAAGATTCGTCGCGGGATCTCCGTCAAAGAGAGCCTTCAAAGCTCCACCCACGGCAACCATGATTGCACCAACACCAGCGAGAGTCGTTTTCCAGTTCATTTCTTAATGGATTTGTAGAGTCCAATTGCAGCAGCGATGAAAGCCAACACAGCGGCCCCAAGCTGGAACCACTGTGTTAGCTGCGGGATAAACGAGACCGCACCAGCAGCGGCAGCAGTTGCGAGTGAGATTCCAACTCCACTTCCGTTGTTGGTGCTGTCTGTTTGCATTGGTTTACTGAGGCTTGGCGGCTTCTTTGATCTTCTCGACCAGCGGCAGAGCGACGGCAGCGTTAGCAAGACCACCGGCTTTGACCGCGATGTCGATCAGAGCAATCAGGTTATTGGCTTCGGTTTCGTTGAGCTTGATATTGATTTCCATATTAGGCGACGGGAGCTTCGATCACCGGAGCAGGAGGCGCAACAACAACCGGAGGCAACCACGGCAGCGGCGGAGCGATGACCGGAGGGTTGATCTGGTCAGCGATCTGCGCGGAGACGTTCGCTTCGATGGCGGTCTTATCGACGCCATTGGCGAAGCACCAGCCAAGCACTTGATCCTGCGTGAGGTCAGGATACGGCGTGAAGGCCTCCGTAGGAGGCGCGAACGACGCGCTGCCGTAGCAGGTGCCGGTGTAGGTCTTTGCGTCGTCTCCGCTGCCGGTGGTTTCGGTGCCGTTGCAACGCCAGTCGGCGGTGATTACGACATCGGTGAGAGTGCCTTCAACGGGTTTGCAGAGAAGGCGTTCGATGAGCCAAGAGATAGTAATCATGGGGTGATTAGAAAAGGTCGTTCCAAGTAGATCCGTTGTAGCACTTTAGCTTATTGCTGCTGCTGTTGTAGTAAACAT